GCAGGTAAGTCAGAGCAGCTGAACCCCAGCCAGTGATGAGGCAACTAGCGAATGCTGCCCAGTTACCGTAGTAAAGGTGGGCAACGCTTGCTGCTAGGATAACGAATGATGAACAGTAGCTGATTGAGTTGAGCATGTATCCAGTCTCCGTAATGGCCAAACTTGGCCATTTGAAATGCACCGAACGGACTTGTCCTGTGCTTTGTTCGTGTGCATCGAGTGAAATCTCGTGCACATGAGAGTGTATAACTAATGACTATTCTATTCCTGAAAAGCCTTTGTAATCAAGTGAGTAGCGAAGTTTCCTTCGTGTGCACTCAACTGTGAAAGGGTATAGCTATAAATATGTGAATATTTGCTGCACATGAAATGCACATGAGAAAATAACCGAACAAGTTCAGTCACTTACACATGTGCATATGCACATGGGTGCATACGAGGTCATGTGCATGCACACACACACTATAAGTGTGTGCATGCATGACCATGCACGCCCAATGCATGCCCCGTTGGTTGTTATGCGAAGGCGACCTCGCTGGTGATCATAGTAGTGATTGCGAAGCTGATGATTGAAAAGGTGATGAAAAGCATGGTGTGTTTGTCCTTTGAAAAGTTGAGATAAAAAAAGCTGGGCGACCGGCGCCTCAATGAAAAACAAAAATAAAAAAAGGTGTTTGAAAATCTCGATAAAAAAAGTTCAGCCTATCTCATATGGTAATGGCTAAATTTGGCCATTTGACTCAGCGACTGAACAACTGTACAGTTGCCATACACTACGTTGCCATACATTACGTTGCCATACATTGCATTGCCATACATGTATCGTAGTGCACTTGCCATACATTACGTTGCCATACATGTAGTGTAGTGCAACGTATGGCACCGATATATCGGCGCCCCAGAATATTGGTTATGCATTGCGTCATCGCATGAACGCAAAAATACCCGCGCCACAATAGTGGCGCAGGCTTTTGCTTACCTACATGTGGGTAATTAGGCTACAGCTTCCAACTTCGCCATTAATTTGGCTTGGCGTTCCTCTGCCTTACGCATTGCGTCGCGCGCCTTGGTCAACTGCTCCTCCAGCTTGGCAACTTGCGCGTCAGCACGCGCCTGAATTTCGGCGGCCTGATTTTGCGCGCGCTGTAGTTGCTCCTCATCTGGCGCGAACGTGAACTCTCGACCGTCGGCGCAGTGTGCCACCCACTTGGTCACCCTGTTACCTACAATAAAGTCAACGTCTGGTTTAATCTTACATGTACCACCAACGCCGTTGCTGCCGGTGTATGTAACCGTCTTGATTACACCGTTCTTACCGCGCGCCTTTTTCTCACCCTTGACTACAGCTGACCACCCGCAACCACTGATACCTGCAATGTGGTTGGGTAGCTTACTATCAACCATGTTCAGCGCTTCCTGGTTACCCTTACCCTTGCCATTGGATAACATACCCTGCTCGTTGACCTTGCCGCCGATAACGGCCGCTAGCGCCTTGCGTAGCGGCTCCACCAGGGCCTCGCCTTCCAGGCGCTGGTCAATGTGTACGGTGTATGCTTTCGGGTACTCTTTGCAGGTACCTGGGCCATACGCGCGGAAACCGCGTTTTCCGCTGAATTCTGACATAGTTACAACTACATCTTTGTTGGTTATTTTCTGAGCGATAGCGCTCAACTTAGGCATGGTTTGTGCTCTGTTTTTCATAAAACTGACTCCGTCTTAATGGCTAAATTTGGCCATTAAGCTTGAATCGATAACGCACCGCGTTATCGCGTTAAGTGCACCATAACGCATTGCGTCAGGCGCGTAGGCGCGCGCGGCAACCCCGCCACGAACAACACCAGATATATTCAGACAAATATACATACTGCCATTCTACATGAGCCACACTGGGTGTCAAGCCCATCGCTCTACTTTTTTAGCTATAGGCTAGTGACTATATATTGAGTTACTAAACCGTAGTTCAACCTTGGGTTACGGTTCGCAATTTGAGATATTTATTCTCAATTTGCTATTTATATTTTTATTCGCAATTTGAGATTTTTCTCTTGACACCACGACCCATTGACCCGCCACACCTTGTGACTCAAAACGCTACACAGCGAAGGGTAGGTGCACCGGGTACCCTCACAAAAAATTTTCAATATTTCAGACACTAACGCACTGCGTCATTGACCTCACCTCCAAAACACCCTACCTTACCGACAAGAGGGCACAGAGACAGACGTGATGATTATCAACTCCCACACCCTGTATTACCCCCTGTGCCCTCTTCCAAGTTTTGCCGAATTGAGTTAAGCTATAGTTATGACGAAACTAGCAAAGAAACCCGAACCTTACAGACTCTCACCAGAAGCCGCCAAGGTTCTCCAGCTGCGTATCGCAGGTAAGACCTACGCGAAGATATCTGAGGAGACGGGAATCTCAATCCATTCATGCCGCAAGCATCTGGGCAACCTGATGAAGAGTGCGAACCTGACCTTGGATTTGGAGGAGCTGGTTTATCTGGAGCTAGAACGTCTCGACCACTTAACCAATGCAGTCTGGCTGGACGCAATGGGTGGTAGCGACAAGGCTGTAAACAGTGTGCTTCGTATCATGGAGCGTCGTTCTAAGTTAATGGGGCTTGATGCTCCGGTGCGTCATGAGTTGTCTGGTCCTGGTGGTGGTGCAATAAACATTGCTAACTGGGCCGAGTTTGTGGTAAATGATAATAAGTCCTCTGATTTAGAAGAGGGTGAAATAATTGAGTCAGATACAGTTGATTCAAATGTACCCGCTGATTGAAATGCGGAAATGAATAATGAATGTCTTCAGCTGCTACAAGTCTAGGTAGTTCTAGCAGGCAAACGGTCCTGTCTAAGTCTAGGTCCAACCCAACGTGGTGGGTCCGTAAGGTCTTGGGCGAAAAGCCTTGGCCTGTCCAATCCCAAATCCTTCATTCTCTAGTAGACAATCGCGAAACGAATGTTCGCTCTGGTCACGGTATCGGTAAGTCTTGGTTAGCAAGCCGCGCTGCGTTATGGTTTCTTTTCTGCCATCCGTCATCGCTTGTTCTTACGACTGCTCCTACTGACCGACAGGTTCGCGGTATTATCTGGAAAGAGATCAGGTCTGCGCATGGTCGCAGTCAAATACCTCTTGGCGGTAAGATTCTTAAACAACAGCTCAACATTGCGCCTGATTGGATGGCGATGGGCTTTACGGCGAACGACTACGACCCGGATAAGTTTCAGGGGTTCCATGCGGAGCACTGCCTTGTGATAGTTGATGAAGCGTGTGGTATATCAGATGCGATCGACCAAGGTATTGAATCTATCCTGAGTAGTCAACACAGTAGACTTTTAAGAATCGGAAACCCGACAAACGAGAACACTCCCTTTGGCAGAGCCTTCAAGAATCCATCTGCTAGTAACTTTGCTGTATCTTGCTTTGATACACCTAACTTCACAAAGTTTGGAATTACAGTAGAGGACATAGAGACAGGCAGATGGGAGAACAAGATTCACGGCAGTCTTCCATACCCGACTCTAGTGACGCCGCACTGGGCTGATGCTCAGTATAAGAAGTATGGTAGCGAGAGTCCTATCTGGGATGCCCGTGTCATGGGCAAGTTCCCAGACAATCAAGACAATGCGTTGTTCCCAATGTCGTGGATAGATGAAGCTAAGAATCGTGATTTGGAAGAAGACGGTCTTTGTTCTTTTGGTGTCGATGTTTCTCGGTTTGGGTCTAACGAAACTATTGTTGTCATGCGAAGAGGAAGTAAGGCTAGAGTCATCGGCACTTGGAGTGATGCTAATACGATGTCTACCGTTGGAAGAATCTTGGAGTTGGCCAGACGCAACAAGCCCGAGAGTATATTCGTTGATGGTTGTGGTGTAGGTGGTGGGGTAGTTGACCGTCTCAAAGAAAGTGATTTCAAGAGACATATTGTAGATGTGAACGTAGCGCGTAAAGCTAAAGACAATAAACGATTCTTTAACCAGCGTGCTGAACTGTACTGGAACTTAAGGGAACGCTTCGAGCGCGGCGACATTGATATTGATTGTCATGCTGATGACCTTGGTGCTCAGTTAGCAGAGCTTCAATACACCATTGATTCAAATGGTCGTATTAAAATTGAAACAAAAGATGAGATGCGCCGACGTGGTGTAGAGTCTCCCGATATCGCAGATGCTTTGATGTTAGCTTTCAAGAGTCATCGTGAGTTTGTAACCGATATTGTAATGTCTAGTGTGGGTTTAGTTAAACAACCCTGGGGAGTGTGAGTAGATGGCTGACAAGGTAGATATGTCAATTCACGGTGTTAGTGGATTAAAACAATACGATGGGTACATTGATGAAGAGTGGCACCCAAAGCTGTCTACGTGGGAACGAGAGTATAAGGTATACTCTGAGATGCGTGACAACGATCCTATCGTTGGGGCGATGCTTCACGGCATTGAGTCTTTGATTCGCGGGCTCGATTGGCATGTGAAACCTGCTAACGATAGCGACGAAGCTCAGGAAGCGGCAGAGTTTTTAGAGCAATGTTTAGATGACATGTCTAATACCTGGGGTGACTTCATCTCAGAAGTGATGACGATGTTGCCGTACGGCTTCAGTTACTTTGAAGTGCTGTACAAGATTAGACGTGGGCACAACAAGAACCCCAACTTCAACAGTCGGTATAAAGATAATCGAGTAGGTTGGCGCATGTTTGCGCCTCGTGGTCAGGAAACGCTAGATCGGTGGGAGATAGATAGTGATGGGGGCATCTTGGGTATGCACCAATCTGGCCTTCCTGACTACACTCCGCGCTATGTTCCTATGGAAAAAGCGCTTCTATTTCGTACACGAACTACGAGAAATAATCCACAGGGTAGAAGCATCTTACGTAATGCCTACCGTAGTTGGTACTTCCTACGCCGCATCCAAGAGATTGAAGCAATTGGAATCGAGCGTGACTTAGCTGGTTTGCCTGTGATGCAGGTGCCGCCACGCATCCTGTCTACTGATGCAGATTCTGGGGACGCGACTCTACGTGCGGACCTAGAGAACCTGGTCCAGCAGATTCGACGGGACGAGCGGGCTGGTATCTTGATGCCATCGGAGACAGACCCAGAGGGTAGGCCCACAGGATACAAGCTTTCACTTTTGACTACAGGCGGTAGTCGGCAGATAGCTACAGACGAAGTGGTGAAGCGGTATGAATCACGTATCGCTATGTCCACGTTTACAGAGTTCGTAACTCTGGGTGCCGATGGCGGGAGTAGTAGTTCCCTGGTCGGTAATAAGATGAAGATGTTCCAGATGTCTCTGGGTAGTCTTGTCGATAATGTTAAGAGTGT